ATTCATGTTTTATTTTATTCTAATTTATTCTAATTTATTCTAATTTATTCTAATTTATTCTAATTTATTCTAATTTATTCTAATTTATTCTAATTAAAATAAAATATTGACACATTATATATTAATAAAATGAATAATTTTATGGAATCGTATTTTGGTCCTTTAAACTTGAAACCTGAATATTGTTTATATTTTTACTATGTTTCTGTTGTATTTTTTATTATGTTTGCTTTGTCTTCTTTAGGATTTTTAGCATATATTATAAAAAATTTTAAGAAAGTAAAAGCCGATTATTTAGTTAATTCTGTTTCTCTTTTATTGAGCACGTTTATTTCATATTTTGCAAACCGTGTTCTTTACACGATGTGCCTTTCGAATCTAAAATAAATAATATAATAAACTTGTAAATATTATAATATTATTTTGAATTTTTTGGTATCAAAAAAACATTATGATTTGCAATATCATTTTGATAGTTATTTTCCAAAAACGGATTATTTCCTATTTGTTGCATCATTTGTCTGTCCGATACTTTGAAACTTAATTCTTCCCGATAATTTTTGCGTTCTTCTTTATTGTTTAAAATTGACATCATGTCCCACGTATTTTCATCGTGGTTTAACGACATTGAATATGCTTTTTTCATACTTTCTGCGTTCTCATCATTTAACTTTTTCAGTGCTGATTTATCAGTATCCCGTTTGGATTGTTGTTGCTTTTCACCATATGACCATGTCCAATTGTATTTCATGCTGAATACTTTATTTATTTTTTTTATTTTATTTTAAAAAATTAATCTAATTTTTACCTATTATTTTATAATAATTATTCAATTGAAATTTAATTGAGTATCTAAATGATTTTGATTGTAATTACCAAATTTGTTTTATAAAAAGTAATTAATTTTCCAATTTTTTAATAGAAAGTTGACTTGTAAATAAATATTTTTCGTCGTTTTGTCTTTTTCTTTTTAAATTACATTTCAAACATACTAAATGAAAATTGCTTTTAATATGTCCAATATCATTGTTTATTCTATCAACCGTCCACTGACTAGTATCTCTTACATTTTCATATAAAATTAGTATATCCTTATCACAATAATAACATTTTAAACCACAATTGTTCATTTCTTTAATTATTATATCAAAATCAATAAAATTTTTGTAATTTTCACTAGTTTCATTGTAGTTTTTCTTTTTTATGTCTTGTTGCTTATAACTGTAAATTTTGTTATTTATTTGTTGTTTTATGACCTCATCAACATCAGAGTTAGAAAGATCTTTTATAAGTAAAATTTGCTCTTCATGTTTTAAATATTTCTTATCAAATTTCCAAGTTGTCGAAATATTTGTTTTTTTAATGGGTTTACCTTCATTAACTTTTGTTACCTTTTTCATTTGATACCTGTTATTTTGACCTGATATTTTAATTGTTTTCTTTTCATTTGACATTTAAAATAATAATGATAAAAAGATTTAAAAGATTTTTCATAAATATATATTTTTATAAAACAAGTTAAAAATATCTTGACTTATTTATACAAATGGAAGAACAACTTAAAAACGAAGAAGAAATACGAAAAAATAAAATAAATCGTAATGAAATGAAATATAAAAATATTGCTAATAATAGTAATTTAGTTGATATTAAAAAAAAAACTACTAAACATACACTTACTTCTGTATTAGATAGAAAAGAAGATATTCAAAATGAGCCATGGTGTAAACTCAATAAAACTAATAAACTCACTAAACTCATTAAATTTGTAGAAGATTATAAAAGCAACAACGATATAAATATTGAAGAAGAAGAACTACTTGTTACTTTTTTAAAAGACTGTCTAGATAAGAAAAAACTTCAACGAATTAAAGATGTTACATATGATAAAACTAATGGAACCATTAAAGATATTCCAGGATTATTTTACATAAAATCAAAAAAGCATTTTACACTTAAAAATAATGATAAACGTGTTTCTACGTTAAAATCACTTGGTCCAAAAAAAACAAAATTAATCGTATCTAAAGAGGAAACCGAGATTGATTCTAAAAAATGATTATTATATGTAAAAACAATATTAAATATATTTTTATAAATTATAATAAATATGTTGTTTTACAGTTTAAGTTTTGATTATGACGATTTGGAAGAAATTGACGGGTCTTCTTTATTAGATAAAAATGATGAAATTAATGATGAAGAATATAATGAAAACTTTGTAAATGATATTATTGAAGTTATATTATTGCTTATTTATGATTACGTAGAAGAAAATCCATCTATGCTTTCTTGTCACAACATTGATGAAATTATTATTGATGAAATTTATGAAATTGTTGATATTATGTTGGAAGACATCAAAATTGATAACTATGTGCTGTTTTTAGATTATGAAAAATATATTGAAGAACTTGAATTAATAGAATTTTCATTTGACTTATATAATTCAATGTTTCGTATTAAGCATTCTCATATTGATAATGATTTAGAAGCAAATACAGATAATTTTGTTGTTGATATTGATTTTAATTTTGATTCAAATTTTACAGAAAAAATGGAAGCACATATTAACTATTTGAGGTCTAAACCGCAACCCGAACAAAGGACAAATAATTGGTATAAGTTTCGTCACAATTTGTTGACTGCAAGTAACGCCCATAAAGCATTAAGCACACAATCTGCAATAAATAATTTGATTTGCGAAAAATGTCAGCCTTTGAAGCAAATTGACCCAGAAAATCCAGAAGTTATAAAGTCGGTTAATATTAATTCACCTTTGCATCACGGGCAAAAATATGAACCTATTTCCGTAATGCTATACGAACAAAAATATAATACTAAAGTGGAAGATTTTGGTTGTATTCAACATGACAAATATGATTTTATTGGTGCTTCTCCTGATGGAATCAACGTTGACAAAAATTCGCCATTATTTGGAAGAATGTTGGAAATCAAAAATGTAGTAAGTCGTGTAATTAACCGAATTCCAAAAAAAGAATATTGGATTCAAATGCAGCTTCAAATGGAAGTTTGTGATTTAGATTATTGTGATTTTTTGGAAACAAAGTTTATAGAATATGAAAGTGAAAACGATTATAAATTAGATAATGAAAGCACAAAAGGTGTAATTCTTTATTTTAGTAATGGAACACCTGCTCCTCAATATATATATCAACCATTGGGTTTAAATGAAGAAGACTCTGAAAAATGGATTGAAAAACATATTGAAAATGAAGAAGGAAATATGACTTGGATTAAAACAATTTACTGGAAATTAGAAACATATAGTTGTATTTTGGTTGAAAGAAATCGGTCATGGTTCGAACATAATATAGGTCAATTGGAAAATGTTTGGAACACAATTTTGAAAGAAAGAGTAGAAGGACACGAACATAGATTACCTAAAAAAAAGGTAACAACAGTAGATTGCGAATTAGAACTTGAATTAGAATTACAAAAAGAAACACAAAAGCAAACATCTATTGAAGGATTTTGCTTATTAAAAAAATGAAACATTTTATTTAAAATAATATGTGATATAAAAAAGTAACACTATATAAATTAAAATGAACTCAACTATTGATATTCAAAATATTGAAGGACTTGAATATTTATCTCATATTGAGGATAAATCAATTGATTTGATATTAACAGACCCACCTTATATTATTTCAAAAGAAACAGGTATGAATAAACATTATAATGAAGTCAAGGAAAACGAAGAAAATAGTATTCCATATGTGAAAAAAGAAGAAGAATGGGAATCATATAAAGCACAGCATAATATTTTGACAAATGAAAAGCGTCTTAATTTCCTCAAATACGGAACTATTTATGGAAAAAAATATTGTGTAAAAACTGATTATGGGGAATGGGATAAAGAATTTACATTAGAAATGCTTGAGATATTCGTTGAAGAATACTATAAAAAGTTAAAAAATGGTGGAACACTTATTATATTCTTTGATATATGGAAAATTTCTTATTTAAAAGATATAATGGAAAGGAATAAATTTAAACAAATTCGGTTTATAGAATGGATAAAAACAAATCCACAACCGTTGAATTCTGGAGTTAATTATTTAACCAATTGTCGTGAAGTTGCATTGATTGGTATAAAAGGGTCTAAACCAACTTTTAACAGCAAATATGATAACGGTATATATTCATTTCCTTTACAAGGTGGAAAAAATCGTTTTCATCCAACACAAAAAAGTTTACCTCTTTTCGAAGAATTGATACGCAAACATTCAAACGAAGGTGATACTGTATTAGATACATTCTTGGGAGCTGGTACTACAGCAATTGCTTGTAAAAATACGGAACGTCATTTTAAAGGCTGTGAAATAGAAACCAACTATTATGAAAAAATTATTTCAATTATATCTTAATTATAGTTTTATAAAAGTTTTATCAGAGTTTTATCAGTTATTGCAATTAAATTAAGAATTTTTTATTGAAAACGATTTATAAATATGTTCCATAAAAGCAACCGGATCATTCCAATATGTTCCAACCATTGCATCTTGATTCTTTAAGTCAAATGTTTCATCTCCTATAATAAAATCAATATTAAAACATTTTAGCTTTTTTATATTTGTCGCACCATATCTTTTACCTGTTTTCTTGGTTTTTTGACAAACCTCTCTTTTTACTATGTTGCAATGATTACATAAATATTGAAAGTCATATACTTGTTGTGTATTTATATTTAATACCTTTTCATCATTATACAAGTCATTTTTATGATCTATACATAAATCACTGTGTGTTCCGCAATTTACACATCCGTCTTCAAACATGTTTTCCTTGAAATACTTATTAATATGATTGCCTATAGGATGTAAAGAACCATTTATTTTATTATCATTTAATCCATTTAATTTTAAAGCAATAACTTTTCGTCCTTTTCCTCTTTTTACATCCCAATTATATTTTTTAACACCAAAATATGCTCCATTACGACAGTTTCCATTTAAAGTAAATTTTAATTCAGATTTTTCAATTTCTTCTCTACTTACAAAATCAGAATAACCTTCGCTATTTGGTTTGAATAATGATTCAACTTTTTCAGTGTTAGATATTTTGACATTATTTTTATTAGTGTCTATAGTATTTGCATTAGTGTCTTGATTAGGTTCTAATAATTCTTGATTAGGTTCCATTTGTTAGGAAATTAGTGTATAATAATATAAAATAATATATTTATGTTTAAAAAATGATATTTTCTTTCAATTTTTTAAATATATTTAACGAAACAATATTAAAAATAATTTATAAAATATGTATAATATATTATGAGTTACTTTACAGAAGAAATGCGAGTTACAAAGAGAAACGGAAAAACCGAAAATGTGTCTTTTGATAAGATTTTAACTCGTATTAAAAAAATTGGGAATGAAGTAGGTATACAACAATTAAACTATTCTTCTTTGGCCATAAAGGTTATTGACCAATTATATGATAAAATTGAAACTAGTAAAATAGATGAACTTACCGCAGAACAATGTGCTTCTTTATCTACACAACATTATGATTATAGCACATTGGCTTCAAGAATTTGCGTTTCTAATCATCAAAAAAATACACAATTTTCAATGTTTCAATGTAT